TGACTATCTGATTCAAAAGTCTCGAGAGCTAGGCATTGCCGACAAGCCAACCGGCTCGACCACAGAAACTTTGACACGCTTGGGAACGGGAATTATAAGTCCTACTGCCGGACCACGAGCCGTGGTTGCTGCAGGCAAAACCGTGAAGGGCACAGCTAAAGCAGCGCTGGAGGACTTAGCGATGGCAAGCACCGGACAAGGGGGCAGTAAGCTATCACAACAGATTATGGCTCCCGGTACAGCATTTGCGGTACGACCAAAAGGCGGCGTGTACCTTGGTGCAAGGTCGGTAGATGAGCCTTCTTTATCTGGTTTTGACGTCAAAGTAAAAGATTTTACGGCAAACCTAGACCGCAACGATCCATTGCAAAAAGAAGTGTTTAACTTCTTTGATAAAAAATTGCGCAACTACGTTACAAACCAACAAGGTACGGTTGACGATCCTATTTTTAAGAAGTTACTGGAAGGAAAGATTGAAAATTTTACTTATGAAACCCCTGAAAAATTTGCAGCAGCAAGAGCCGGTGACAAAGAAGCATTAAAGGCCGTGCGAGAAGCGTATGACGCAGCTGTCCCAGTAAATGCGTTTGTTGGCGGAAAATATGGCAAGACCAGCTCAGAACTATCTAAGCTAGAACAAAACATGGCTTCAAAAATAAAAGCGCAGTCCCCGGACAACTACATCACTGACTTAATGGTTCAGGCACGTAGAATGGACCCCACGGAAATAGAAAAATACTCTTCGCTTTATGGTGCTCCTGGTTTTAAACAGTTCTCACAAGAGGCAGAATCAGGACCGTTGCAAAGGATTTTAAATAAAACCGATTTGCCACCGCACTTGCGTAGGGCGATTGCAGAAGGTGAGCCTGTATATGCTATGTCAGGAATATCTAATGTTTTAATAGACAGAGTTACCGATATGTCTCAACTAAGAGACTATCTCTTAAATCGTACTCCTGCCGAAATTAAAAATATGGGTGTGGCTGACGTGGTAGAAAAGTCCGCAGAATGGCACGCTAAGTTAGCTGCAGCTCGGCGAGACCCTAAGAATTTTTCCCGCAAGCAGTTATTTGAGGGCACAGAAGACGTTATGCCCCTTTCCAACAATACAAAAATAGTAAATATAAAAACAAATGATGCCTTGGCATTAGAGGGCAACATTATGAAACATTGTGTTGGCGGCTCTAACTATTGCAATGGTGTAGCAAAAGGTGACATAAAGATATACTCCTTACGTGATAAAAATGGTATACCACACGCTACAATAGAGCTTCGTATGGGCAGCGATCAAAAGTATAATAACGTCTTTCAAATTAAAGGTATTAAAGACAAACCCGTAGAGGAAGAGTTTCTCCCCCAAATAGATGAGTTTTTAACTACATATTCAGATAAACTAGGTGACACCCCCTTAATCATTAATGAGAGTCCTCGGTTTTTACCGAAAACCTGGAGAGATAGATAAACATGGCTATTGAAAAAAACCGTCCAGAAGACGAAGAAACAATTGATATTGAGCTTCCTGAGATTGAAATGAAAACGCCAGAGGGCGACATTGAGATTATTTTGGAAGAAGATGGCGGTGCAACAGTCGAAATGGGTGAAAAAGACCACGAAGAAGTGCCGTTTGACGCCAATTTAGCCGAAGTAGTAGACCCCAGCGAGCTTGGTCCTATTTCCAGCGAGCTCATGGCGCTGTTAGACGCTGACAAAGCGAGCCGTGGTGATTGGGAAAAGCAGTATTCTAAGGGTTTAGAGCTTCTTGGCTTCTCATACGAGGAGCGTACCAAACCATTTAAGGGCGCTTGTGGCACAGCACACCCCATGCTTACCGAAGCAATCGTACAATTTCAAGCCCAAGCGTTTAAAGAACTCATGCCAGCCGAAGGCCCTGTCAAAACACAGGTGCTTGGCAAGGAAACTCGTGAGAAATTAGCCAAAGCAGAGCGTGTCAAGGAGTTCATGAACTACGAACTGACTACTGACATGGCGGATTACACTCCTGAGTTTGACCAATTACTGTTTTATGCAGGTTATGGTGGCTCAGCGTTCAAAAAAGTCTATCAAAACCCACAAACAGGCAAGATGGTAAGCAAATTAGTGCTGCCAGATGACTTGTTTATCCCTTACAACGGCTCTTCCATTATGTCGAAGTGCCCACGCATTACTCATCGTGTGCCAATGGACGCAAATGAGTACCGCAAGCTAGTCAATATTGGCTTTTATCGTGATGTCAACGTCCAGCCTGTCGTTAATTCGACTCCAGGCGACGTAATCCAAGACAGCATTGACAAATTAGTAGGTATGTCTGCCTCTGGTGAGCCAGAAGAAGTGTTTTTGTATGAGTTCCACGTGGATTGGGACTTAGAAGGCTTTGAAGACAAGGACGATGACGGCGAAGAGACCGGTGTTGCCCTGCCTTATGTCATTACCATCGAAGAAAGCACCAACCAAGTGGTTGGGATTCGTCGTAACTGGAAAATGAAGGACGGATACAAGTGCCGTAAAGAGTATTTTGTGCATTATGTGCTTGTAGAGGGACCGGGAGCCTACGGCCTTGGTTTTGTACACTTGATTGGTGGCTTAACCCGCACCGCAACATCCTCTATGCGTCAATTAATCGACGCTGGAACCTTGGCTAACCTGCCTGCAGGCTTTAAAGCTAGAGGCGCCCGTATTGCCAACGACGACGTGCCGCTGCAACCGGGCGAATGGCGTGATATTGACGCTGGTGGAGCTGATTTACAGTCTTCCTTGTTACCCCTACCGTACAAAGAGCCAAGCCAGACGCTATTTACCTTGTTAGGCTTCTGCGTTGAGGCTGGTAAGCGCTTGGCGTCGATTGCAGACATGCAAGTGGGCGACGGCAACCAGCAAGCAGCAGTTGGAACCACCATTGCACTCTTGGAAAAGGGCGCAAACATCATGTCCGCTATTCACAAGCGGATGCACTATGCCCAAAAGCTCGAGTTCCGCTTATTGGCTGACGGCTTTGGTGAATCCTTGCCTGACGAGTACCCATATGATGTACCCGGCGCTTCCCGTAAAATTAAACGTACCGATTTTGACGGCAGCGTCGATGTAATCCCTGTTGCAGACCCCAATATCTTTTCAACAGCGCAGCGTATCACTATGGCGCAGACCCAACTACAGTTGGCGCAGTCGGCTCCACAGATGCACAACCTGTATGAGGCATATCGCCGTATTTATGAGGCGCTGGGAACTAAAAACATTGACGCAATCTTAAAACCACAGAACCCAGACTTGCCAAAAGACCCAGCCACAGAAAATGGCGACGTAATGGACGGAGTCAAGCTCAAGGCGTTCCCTGGACAGCAACATGACGCTCATATTGTGAGCCACTTAATCCAAGGTATCTCGCCAATCCTCCAATCCAATCCTTTGGCTGCGGTGGAGCTGCAAAAGCATATCTTAGAGCATTGCCGCCTAAGAGCAGAAGAGGATGTGGAAGCAGAACTTTTCAAAACGTATGGCACAGACCCTGAAAACATGGTGTCTGACTTGCAAAAAGAAGGCATGATTGCCATAAAGATTGTTGAAAATCTTCAGCAGGTACGGGAACTTCAAAACCAGCTTGTGGGCGACCAAACAGACCCATTAGTTGAGTTGAAGAAGCAAGAGCTGCAACAAAGCGCCCAGCGAGATCAAGCTAAGACGCAAGAAGCCAGCGCCCGCCTCCAAATGGAGCAGATGGACAAGCAAAAGCAAGACCAAATTGACTTGGCTAAAATCCAATCTAACGAAAAAATTGCAAATGAACGTATTATGGCTATGTTACAAAAAGGAGCCCAAAATGCCTCTCAAACCCGGAAGCAGTAGAAAAACAGTTAGTGGAAACATCCAAGAACTCGTCGACACATACCAGTCTAAGGGGCGTATCGGTACGAGCACTCCTAAGTCTAAAAAAGCTGCGGTCAAGCAGGCGGTGGCGATTAGCCTTAAAAAAGCGGGCATCCAAAAGAAAGAAGAAGGTGGCTCGGTTTCGTCGGCAAAGCCCCGTAATGTGGTGGCTAGTCAGAAAAGGGCTATTCAAAAACGAGGGGGGACTGTTACGTACAAGCGTGACGGAAAACTTCCTGTAGGTATTTATTGATTTTTTGAAATATACTGTGTATATTCACAGTAACTAGCTATCAAGAGGGGCTAAAAGTCCTCTTGCAACATGGTAGGAACCATGCTCAAGTTTACAGAAAACTTGCTACACGAAATTCGCCGCATGCGGCAGGATACGGAACAACTCGTAATCTCGGGGTCCATGAAGAATATGGAACAATACCGCCAGATGATGGGTAGGCTTGAGGGCTACACTTTTGTTGAGCAGGTCGTACAAGACATGCTTAGGAAAGAGACTTTTGACTAACCCTGTGGAGAAAACCGTATGGAATTGACTGCATTAGAGCAGAAATGGGCAGACGAGAAGGCAGCAAGAGGGCCTGAACTTGATGACGCCTATAACGAAGATGGGCAACTAGAGCCCGATAGGATTGAGGAAGCGGTTTTAGACCGTATTCCAACTCCCACAGGATGGCGTATTGCTGTCCTACCTTACAGGGGCACAAATAAATCTAAAGGCGGTATTTTATACGTCGAAGAGACCAAAAAGCAGACCCAAATAACCACAGTATGTGGTTACGTCTTAAAAACTGGTCCTTTGGCATATAAAGACGAGAGCAAATTTCCTACGGGAGCGTGGTGCAAGGACGGTGATTGGGTAGTTTTCACCCGATATGCAGGTTCCCGTATTGGAATTGACGAAGGTGAAATCCGAATCTTAAATGATGACGAAATCATTGCTGTTATCAACAACCCCGAAGATATTTTGCACATGTAAGGAGCAACAATGGGACAAGTAACTGAAAATCCGACTTACGACATCGAAGTAGGGGCAGAAAACGCACCCGAAGTTCAAGTCGACATAGATGATGAGGGCAAGGCAGAGATTGTAGAAGACCTTGCTCCAGAGCCTGACAAACCTGCCTTAGCAGAGCCTGTAGACAAAGAGCCTGCTAAGGAAGAAGCCAATAACCAGGGCGAAGAGCTCAAGGAATACAGCGATACCGTTAAAAAACGGATTGATAAGTTGACTTCTAAGCTGCGTGAGGCAGAACGCCGTGAACAGGCAGCTTTGGAGTTTGCAAAAGGCGTTCAAGGTCAGTTCCAGCAAGCCCAGCAACGGGCTGCTACCTCTGACTATGGCCGCTTGGCAGAAGCCAAGAGCCGAGTAGACACTCAGCTTTTGACTATTCGTCAAATTATCAAAAAAGCCCGTGAAGAAGGTGACATTGACACCGAAACCGAAGCTCAAGAGCGCTTAGCCTCTCTAGCGCATGAGCAACGGGAGCTTGCTGGCTACTTAGAAAGAGGTGCAGAGCAACCTCAAGCACAGATTTACAACCCGCCTATCCAACCACAGCAGATTTACCAACAACCTCAGTTTCAACCTCCAGCCCAA